ATGAACTTCGCTCTTAGCAATAAGGGCAACTGGGCAGGGTCTAACACCACTGTTCTTTATAACGAGTCAACAAATTGCAGTCAAGTCTTATTACATGGTCACAACATTGCTACCCTAGATCATACAACAAATGCTCTCAAATTGTCTTCATGTGGATATGAAACAGTAACCACAAAATCTCGACTAAATGCTATTTTAGAAGAGGTAATGTGTGGTGTGAAAGTATTTCAAAAGAACTTTGTTTGGTACTTAAGTAAGAACAAAGAAACACTAATGTTCTGGGATGGAATGATACTTTTAGATGAGCAATCCTTACAGGTTGCTTAACATTTAGTCCCCCCAATCACCTCTGTGGGACTATAAACATAACAGGGGTATTTTTGTACCATTTCTTATTATTATGTCTCTACAATCCGTTCCCTTTGTTAACATTGATCTAGAGTCAATCTTTGAAGATTGTAAAACTGGAAATGATGTATTAGCAGTATTAAATGAACTCGTAGGTGAGTAAATCATGGGTCGTAAATCTTCTCTAACGCCTGAAAGATTGGCAAAAGATATAAACTTCTTTGAAGGTTATGTCGCTAAGTGTGAAATAGAGTTTGCTCTATTAGATAACATATTGCTTGAGGATTTCGCCTCTAAATATCAACAAGAGGATGTAATCTTTGATGCAATTCTTGTTAACAATTACACCGTTACTTTCAACATTTATAGTAATGGACAGAAGCAATTACGCTCACTAATTAACATTATAGGTGAAGATCTAAATGTTATTGAGTGTGATCTAATTTCACTAGAGGAGTGTTAAGATAAGGGGATCATTTTCCCCTTTCTTTCTTATTACTCTAGTACACACAATTCACCTCACTAATTAACAACAAATGCCCTCTACTTCTTCTTTCAATGTTGATACTTATCAGCAGATAGTTGAGTATTTTAAACAATATCCAGAGGAGATTAATCGTGGTTTGAATGTATCAAGAATTGACAACGAATCACGCCCCCTAGATATTAACAATCATAATGATATTAGGTACACTAAATGACATCTAAATCATCACAATACTCAGTGGAATTATCACACAATCAAGTGACATTCTTGCATACATTGTTATTAAACTATCAGTACACATGGCGTGACAAAGGTGATAACAAACTACCTGCACATGTGGAGGATTTATTACAATCAACACTACACCAGTTAGTATCATGCAGAAAGCAGACTTCCAAATTGGATTAACAATTAAGTATGATAATATGATAGGTGATGTACAATTTGTTTCAGAGGATTACATCACCTTTTGTGTTAGTGAGAAACCCTCACATTGTCCTAATAGTTTACATCCAACAACAAAAGTATGTCAACTCATTTATACTAAAGACTGGGAGAATTGCACAGAGGTTGTTAACACTGAAGACAGTGTAATTTCCCCAGTAAGTACATATAAGGCGCAAATGTACAGACCCCTTGATATACAATGAGTTTCAAGGATTACACCACTAAGTAACAACAAGTGTTTTCCACATAAATGATACAAACTGTGGAAAACTACGCATTTCTTTTAAATACTTAAATAAACTATGTTGCGTGTTATGTATCATTAACTGTGTGGTCACTAAATGATACTCTAAGGGGTCTAATCGTGTCATTATGATGTTGACTTAGCGAGCGTAACATAAGGAAGACTCAATGTCAATCAGAGGATACACAGTTTGTAACACTCAGTCCATCAAGTCTTATGTCAATTTGTATAACATAAGACCCTGACAGTTGTTGACAGTCTGTGAGCATCATGTTATAATACAGTGTATAAACAACTAAGAGGTAATCATGACACTCTGAGTAACACTGAGCATTATGTAATTGGCAGTCTTATGTAATAAGAACTGTGTGTGGCACTAAGTATCAATGAGAGGCAGTGTTTTGCGTCTTATGTGTTATCGTGGTGTGTTGCGATGCGGTGTTTAATAGGGTTCCTTATTCATAAGCTATAAACGACCCAATTCGACTTCGTGATATCAGTTTAGAAAAAAAATTTCTGATATATAAAATCATACGGTCAGTCCACAATAATGTGAAAAAATTTAATAACACGAAAGTGTCTCTAAGGGTCGATCCCATTACAGATGAATATACTTTAATAATTCCAGAGTCGTTTATAAATCACTTTGATTGGTTTGAAGGTAGTGAATTAAATATGTCTATAGAAGCAGATGGTCTTTACATTGAAGAATCAGATGATTAACACAACCTTTCATGTTTATGATGATAACAATACTCCCGTAGGTGATTTAATAAACCTTGACGAAGATCAGTTGCTAACAAAGATTAAAGAGAGAGTTAATAAACATAAAGAACTTACAATACTAAAAGTTGAGTCTGAGGATATGTCAGATGCCTCTTATTGAGAGACAATCGTTTACATGGGGACCATACCTGTGGAAAACTCATCTTCGTGATGAAGAGACTAAAGAATTACTTAAACGAGCTCATGCGTGTCATGGTAAGAAGACTGCAGAGCCAATTCTACCATTTAACTTTGGTAATGAGTGGTATTTTACTGAGGAAGATGGAGAATACTTTAAGAGAGTTTGGAATAAGTACTTAAAGGCATACTTAGAGGGTTATGCTGCACATAATAGTCTACCTCCTATGACTGATGCAGAGTTGCGTACATGGGAATTAAATGCTATATGGGCAAACTTCTATAAGAAGAATGATATGGCAGCACTGCATAACCATGTAGGAGACCTCTCATTCGTCATATATCTCGATATACCCGAATATACTAATAGTATAGATTTGGACAAGATAAAGGGTACTGCGCCCCCTCCTGGTTCGATTACATTTACATGGGGAGACGATAAGAAAGTCTTTGTACCTGCTACTGGTGATTGTTATATGTTTCCTGCTAATCTGTTTCATATGGTTATGCCATTTAAGACAGATGTAACTAGAATATCAATGAGTGGTAATATATTTTTTAATCAATTATTTCACGGTTGACTGTACCTATATAATCTGTTATAATACTGATGTCCAAGTAAAACATTATGGCTAAAGGATTTACTGTTAAGGCAAAGAACCCGCCTAAGAAAACTGAACAAGAATGGGACTACGATAGAGCATGGGAACTAGTAAGAGGCAAGTCTGTCGTCTTCTGTATGCCTGGTCGTGGTTGTTCATATGTGTTCTTAAAGAATTTTGTACAACTCGCATTTGATTTAGTTCAACATGGAGTAAGTATACAAATATCACAAGACTACTCATCAATGGTAAACTTTGCTAGATGCAAGTGCCTTGGTGCAAATGTACTAAGAGGACCAGATCAAGTACCTTGGGATGGTAAACTTAAGTATGACTATCAGTTATGGATCGATAGTGATATTGTTTTTAATACTGAGAAGTTCTTGCAACTTGTTCTCATGGAGAAGAACATTGCTGCAGGTTGGTATATGACAGAAGATGGTCAAACTACTTCTGTTGCTCACTGGCTCGATGAGGACAACTTCCGTAATAATGGAGGAGTCATGAATCATGAGACTGGTGAAACCATGACTAAGCGTAACAAACCATTCACTGTCGATTACACAGGATTTGGTTGGGTTCTTATCAAACATGGTGTATGGGAACATGATAAGATGAAGTATCCTTGGTTCGCACCTAAGATGCAAGTCTTTGAAAGTGGAGAAGTACAAGACATGTGTGGAGAGGATGTCTCCTTCTGTCTAGATGCTCTCGATGCTGGTTTTGAGATATGGTGCGATCCTCGTATCCGTGTAGGTCATGAAAAGCAACGAGTCATCTGAGTCTTATACTATAGTAATCCAAGAAGGAGAGATCTATACAGGTCTCTCTGAAGAGGATTTTATGGATAAGATGATTGAGTTATCTCAATGTTATTATGAATGTGGTTATCCATCACCTGATATTATTTCGCATATTGTAACTAATGGCAAAACTGTACACCAGTCCAACGGGGACAACAATTCAAACAACCCCGAAGAAGACTAGACAAGGGCAAGGTAAGAATACCAAATTTTCCGCTACCGCCCGAAACTCGGCTCGTAAGCCTTATAGAGGACAAGGAAGATGAATGTAGTAGAAGCATGGAATGAGATCTCTTGGGCAGATGCTATTCCCTTTCTGTTAGTATTAGCAGGAGTATATTGGGTAAAGGTAAAGATCGATACAAGAGCAGGTCTCGGTAAGAAGAAGTTAAGGCAGTTGAAAACTGTTATAAAAGAGGCTATACTAGAGACACAGGTAAGAACTGGTAAACCGTGATTGATGATATCATTGTTTTTATCCTTATATTACTTGTAATGTGTATCCAAATTTATCATAGGAGAAAATCCCATCATGAGTGAAGAGTTTAATCGTATTGCAAATGCTCTTGAAAGAATTGCTAATTCTCTAGAGCATTTACATATTGAAAAGATTGATCATGCACATATAGATGATATAGGTGAAATACATGGTGATGTAGTTACACATCCTAAACAGTTCTAAATAACACACACTCGCTTTTTTAGTTATGTCAAAACAGGAAACGGTTAAGTATTCCATCAGACAAGATGGTTTAGTATCGGTAGAGACAACAGGTGTAACTGGCAGTCAATGTTTAGAGATAACTAATAAAGTAGAAGCAGAACTAGGAACAGTATTAACTAGGGAATTTAGTCCTGCTTATTATGAGAATGAACCAATTGAAGAATATGTACACGACTCGGAAGGCTGCTAATGTCACACTTTAGTACGATAAAGACTAAGATAACAAAAAAACCCGCTTTGCTCGAAGCATTAGAGATCCTTCAGTACGATGTGCAGGAGGATCATTTATTAATTAACCCTATTGATCACAATCATGAGAAGGTAAAAGTTGATGTTGCTATAGGGAATGATATAGGATTTCGTTTAAATGAAGTAACAGGTGTATATGAATTAGTGGCAGATTTGCAAACATGGGATCATCCTATTCCTCCAAAAAGGTTTATTGAAAAAGTCACACAACAATATGCAAGGATGACTATTCATAATCAGATAAAAGAAGATGGTTGGCAGGTAGCAGAAGAATGGGAAATGGATGATAATAGCATCGAATTAGTAGTCACTCGTTGGAATTGAGAAAATAGAGTATAAATAACCCTGATATGTAATGCCAACTTGTTAATGGCGACTAAATCCAGAGGTTATAAAGATATTTCTCTTGATTTTGTACCAAATCCCGTAACTGGTGATTTGAATGTACTTAAAAATGAGAGGGCCATCACTCGTTCTGTAAAAAATCTAGTGCAAACTGGTATAAACGAGAGGTTTTATAGCACACTTGGAACAGATATAACAGATTCTCTATTTGGTTTTGTTGATGTTGCCACTGGAAGTGTAATTGCAAGACAAATTCAAGACCAACTAGCTAGTTGGGAACCCAGAATTGCTGATGTTATCGTTGAAGCGTTCCCATTTCCAGATAGAAATGCTTTTGAAGTTATTGTATCATATGAAATTGTAGGTCAAGACTACTCTACTCAATCATTTTCATTCCTCTTAGAGGCAACTAGATAGAAAAATGCCCGTAACCAAGTTTACTAACCTTGATTTTGACCAAATTAAGGCACAAATTCGTTCTTATCTTAGAGCAAACAGTAATTTTACTGATTTTGACTTTGAAGGATCGAATATTTCTATCTTAATTGACATTTTAGCGTACAATACTTATATTACAGCATTTAATAGTAACATGGTTGTCAACGAATCCTTCTTGGATTCAGCAACTCTAAGAGAAAATGTCGTATCTTTAGCAAGAAATATAGGATATGTACCAAGATCTCGTAAATCTGCTCAAGCAATTATAAATTTTGATTTTAAATTCAACGGAAATAGCAATAGCGTTAGATTACGCAAAGGATTAATCTGTGTAGGAGCACAAAATAACACTTCTTTTACATTTTCTATCCCAGATAATATAACTGTTACTAGTCCAATTGATGCTGGAAGCAATGTTTTAGTAAATCCACCAAGAACAGCGCAATTTAGAGACATAACAGTATATCAAGGTACACTTTTAAAGAAAAATTTCGTAGTTAGTGGTAGTTTAGACCAAAGATTTGTATTAGATAACTCATTTATTGATGCTGATTCGATTAGAGTGTTTGTAAGGAAGTCTGGATCCACTTCTGGTCTTGAATATTCGAGAATTGATAATATTACAGGTATTAATGAGAAGTCAAACATCTATCTTATTCAAGAAATTAAGGATGAGAAGTATGAATTGATGTTTGGTGATGGACTATTCGGTAAAAAACTCGATAATGGTGATATTATTGAAGTAAGTTACATTATTACCGATGGAAAAGCAGGAAATGATGGAAAATTCTTCTCATTTAGTGGTGATTCTGTAGATGATGCTGGAAATCCTCTTCCTGCATCACAAACCATAACTATTACAACAGTACAGACCGCTAAAGGAGGCGGTGATATCGAAGATATAGAGTCAATTAAGTATATTGCACCTAGAGTCTATTCATCGCAGTACAGGGCGGTTACAGGAAGGGATTACGAAGGTATTGTACAGAGTATATTCCCTGATGCAGAGTCAGTTTCCGTCATTGGAGGTGAAGAACTAGATCCTCCTGAATATGGAACAGTTATTTTAAGCATTAAACCTCGAAATTCCACTTATTTGTCTGACTTTAGTAAAACACAAATTTTAGATAGGTTAAAAAGTTACTCTATTGCAGGGATTAATCAAAGAATCGTTGATTTGAAGGTTCTTTATGTTGAAATGGATGTTAATGCATATTATAATGCAAATATTTTTAGTGATACGAATGGATTGAAGTCTCAATTGAGTGATGCGTTAACAAATTATGGAAAATCTACTAATTTAAATGCATTTGGTGGTAGATTTAAGTTTTCTGAGGTTCAGAAAATTATTGATGAATCCAATAGCGCATTTGTTTCCAATATTACTAAATTGAAGATGAGAAGAGATTTGAAACCTATATTTAATGCATCTTCGCAGTATGAATTATGCTTTGGTAATTCATTTCATGTAAATCCTAAAGGTAAAAATATTAAATCTACTGGATTTACTATTTCTAATAATGGTAATACATTATACTTTACAGATTTACCACATGCAGACTTAAAAACAGGTGATCTTGCTGTTATTCAAATAACTGAATTGTCAGGTGAAGATGCACCTGTTGTTATTCCTTCTGCAGGAACAGTAGATTATGAAAAAGGTGAAATAATGATTAATACTATTAATATTACATCATCCTCACTTGCTTCGGGTATTATTGAAATACAAGCGTTTCCAGAATCCAATGATATTATTGGATTGAAGGATTTGTATCTTCAATTAGACATGTCAAATACTACGATAAATATTGTGAGAGACACTATATCTTCTGGACAACAAATCTCTGGAATTGGGTATAAGGTCACATCTAGTTACTCTAATGGTACAATTACTAGACAGTAAACAAGAATGATAGAAACCTATAGCCCCTTATCTAACAGAGTTAAGACTTATCAAGTTGTCTCTGATCAGGCTCCCGAATTTGCTATTAA